AGCTAATTACTAGTATTTTAGCGATGGTCAATATATAAAGGTATATACAAAGGTAACACCTAAATAAATAACGGAGTATAATGTATATTCTAATTAGCTAATTGCAATTTATAGGTAATACCTTGCCATTAAATTCTAAATGATCCTTTGTTATTTTTTTAAATGATATATATTAGCCTATTGCTACGACCAGCAAGGCTAGACACCCCCACCATACCCCGCTTTTTTCCAACAGAATAATTCACATTCCCCCCTCCCGAAAAAAATATATATAATTTGACAAAGGTATTACCTAAATGGTAGATTATAGTAAGTTAGGTAATACCAATGAAAAAATTTAAAGTAACGAGTTTAAAAATAGAAGAAGGTCAGATGATGATACTAGATAGGTATATAGCAGAGCATGGGTTAATAAAAAATAGATTTATAATAGAAACGATAATGGAGAAGATAGGTAATACCAAAGAGAAGGTAATACCTAAAATAGAAAAAGAGGTAATACCTATTAAGGAAGAAGCTGATAGTATTGAGGAAAATCAGGTAATACCTAAAAGTACACAAGAAAGAATAAAGGAGAGGGTAGCGAAGAAGAAAAAGATGGAGGAGATAAGACTGACATTAGAGGCAAACTGTAATAATTTTGTAAAGGTAAAGAGGTTGATGGAAATAGACTTGGATAAGGCACAGGATTTCGCGTTAGATTATGCAAATGGGAATGATATACCAAGCGAGTATGTAGATGTGACGAAGGTAGAATACCAGAATGTAATAATAGAGGGATTTAAACTTTTATTAAACGACAATGGCTGAATTTAAAGGAGATGCGAACCCAAAGAGGCAAGCAGAAGGTATAATGAGGATAGAGAAGGTGAACAAGGAATTAGAGGCTTTATATCCAAAGTATCAGAAGTTAGAGAATGGGGTAGAGATGCCAGGAACATATGTAAATTTAGGAATAGGGAAAGGGGATATACTTAAATTTATAGGGAAAGCATAATGAAGAAATCAGAGAAGATAGAATTAATAGACAAAGTGTTAAAGCAGTATTATGTGAATGATAAATTTGCAGAGGATAATACTTTTTTAAATTTTAGACATCAGATAATCGAAGCTATGGAGGGAAGGTACGATCAGTTTGCACCGCACATAAAGTTTACAGAGCCAGAAAAGAGAAAGATAGTATTTAAGAATGTAAACTAATGAATAAGAAAGAGGGGAATCAAAATCCACAGGTAGTAGAAGCTATTGATAGGGATGAGAAACAGAGGATTGCGATTGAACAGAACAGAGAGAGAATAGCGATTGCGAAGAAGAATGGGGAGAAATTCCCAAGTAGGTTTGTAAAGGGTCAGGTGGTAAATCCAAATGGGAAACCAAAAGGACTTAAAGATTTTAGGACATTTTTGAATAATGTATTAGACACTAAGGTACCAGAATGGAGTGATGAGAAGAAAAGGATTGTGAATGTAACAAAGAGGAGTATGTTAGCGAATAAGATAATAGATAACGCATTAAATGAGGAGAAGCCAGATTGGACTAAGGTGGTGATAGCTGCGACAGAAAGGAAAGAGAAGGAGGAAAGTAGTAAGCCGATAATCAATGTGAACATAGCGAATTTTAAAGAAATGAGTATAGAAGATTTACTTAATGCTGCTGGAAATCCAAATGATAATAGCCAATAAAGAGTATAAACAAAAACTTGTAGATAGGCTTGAGATATGGAGAAGATGTGAAAGTGACCCACTATATAGGGTAGAGATTTTAAAGAAGTGTAGTGAGGATTCAGTATTTTGGTGCAACAATTTTGCATTTACATTCGACCCTAGACAAGAATTTTTCAAGAGCAGGAATTTGCCATTTATACTTTTTGATAAGCAGATAGAACTTATAAGATGGGTAGAGGATATTTTAGAAAAGAGGGAGGATGGAATTATAGAGAAGTCAAGGGATATGGGAATTACCTATACAACGCTGATTCCTGTGATTCTTTATAGATGGTTATTTAAGGAATTTAATGCAAAGATTGGAAGTAGAAAAGAGGAAGCAGTAGATAGAACAGATGACCCTGATACATTATTTTGGAAACTAGATTACAACCTAAGAAGACTTCCGAAATGGATGTTACCACCAGGATTTGATTGGTCGAAGAACAGAACATATATGAGATTGTCAAGACCAGATAATCAAAATACGATTGTAGGAGAAAGTGCAAATGAAAGTTTTGGTAGGTCAGGTCGTTCTAATTTAGTTTTGTTGGATGAATTTGCTTTCTTCCCTTACGCTAAGGCAAGTTGGGAAGCATCAGGTGAGAGTACACCAACTAGACTTGCAGTTTCAACACCACCTCCTGCTGGGAAGTCTAGTTTCTTTTATAAGTTAGCACAGTCAGGTAGGTTGCCAAAGTTTATAGTTCATTATACAGATGACCCTCGTAAAGATTCCAAGTGGGTAGAGAAACAGAAATTAAAGAAATCCCAAGATGAATTTGAAAGAGAATTAAATATCTCATATCAAGGAAGTGCTGAGAATACAGTCTACTCAGTCCAATTCAATTTATGTGAATTTGGTAAGTTTCCATATAAGCCAGATTATCCTTTATTTGTAAGTTGGGACTTTGGTTTAGATGCGACATCTATCCAATGGTATCAATGGGATTATGACAGGGATCATTGGTTCTTGGTTGACAGTTATCAAAATTCAAATATGGATGTAGGATTTTATGCACCATTAGTAAAGGGATATATCGAAAGTGGTTATACATATAATGAAGATGAAATGACAAAAATTAGAGAGCATAGATACTGGAAAAACGCTACTCACTTTGGTGACCCAGATGTTAAAAAACGAGCCTATCAGGTTAAGGGTGCGACTTCAACTAGAGATGTGCTAGAGAAGTATGGAATCTATGTTCAATCGAAGAATTGGGCAGGTAAGACCCATTATGATATGAAACAGAAAGCATTACTATTTTTAAAGAAATTAAGTGTAGATGAAAAGAAGAATGATTTTTTTTGTGATGCAATTAGAAGTGCAAGATACCCAGAAAGAAGTGAAAATTCCCAGAGTACACAAGCAGTTATGAATCCTATTCACGATTGGACTTGTCTAGCTGGAGAAACCAGAATTAGAACTATATTCGGTTATATGGAAATAAGTAAGATTGCAGAAATGTTAGGTGAGATATGGGTATGGGGATATGACTATAGGAAGAAAAAGTTTAGACCAATGTTTGCCCAAGACTGCAAAAAGACATATAAGAAAGCACCACTTTTAAATATAATTCTATCAACAGGAAATAGTATAAGATGTACACCAGAGCATAGATTCTACACTAAAGAGGGTATTTGGGTAGAGGCTAAGGACTTGGATATAGGAATGAAATTGAAAAGTTGTGATGGTGAGATTTCAATATTTGGAATGGGAATAGGAGGAACAGATGATGTATATGATATTTATGTTCCTGACTATCATAATTTTGTAGCAGAAGGAGTAGTTGTCCACAATTCTCATCATCGTACTGCACTCGAATACATGGCAGACAACGCCCCTAAGCGAAGCGAGTATGTAGAAGATGAGGGAGATGATTTAATATTACCAGAATTTTATGTACCAAATGTTTAAAAGAAAATATATAAAACTGATTGAGCAAAGCGAAATCGCACGAAGCATAGCGAAGTGCGTACAAGAGTTAAAGAGTTTCTTTTTCGCAAGGTGCGTTACCAGAGTAGCACATACTTTATACCGAAAATCAAGAGAAAATATATATATATTAACCGAATAATTACCGAAAAGATTATACCGAAAATAAACCGAAAACTTTATGATACTTAGACCAATAGAACAATGCGATAGATGTAGAATGACACTTCAAGCAAGAGATGTTATCATAGTTGGATATACAGGTGGAGAGCATTTAAAAACATGGTGGAAACTATGTCCAAAATGCAATCTGGAATTGCAGAATAAGTATGTTAAAGGATTAGATATTTCAAAAAAAACACAGAAGAAAATAGGATTAGATAGTGGAGATATAAAGAAAACTTTAATTGAAAGTGCTAAATTTTGGAAAAATGATTTTTAATTTTATTTTTTATAGTTTCAAAAATGAAACAAGTAAAATACAAGAACTATATTTTCGTGAATGGCTATGCCACCACATTAAATAAGCTAATGGACCAGCCAGTTGGAGTAGCAAAAGGTTGGTATCTAGCTAAATTTGCAAAACAAATCGCAGAAAAAAATAAACTATTTGAGGAACAAAGAATGAAGTTAGTTGAGAAATATGGCACAAAGACAGATAAAGGAGATTATAAATTCTCCAAAGAAAACGAGAAAAAGATTAACGAGGAATTTGATAAACTTCTAAACATTGAAGAAACCTATGAAATCGAACCAGTAGGCTTAGGAGATGAAGTCAAATTAACACCAAAAGAATTAATCCAATTAGAAGATATTTTAATCCATGAGTAACATGACTGATGATAGGAATATTTCCCAGAGCTTGAGAGATAATCCAAAATATCACATAGACAAAGCTCAACAGTTCATAAGCAAGATTGAAGAAAGTATGAATAAGCCAGGAGTTACCTCTAAACAAAGAGAGGAAATGGTAAATAAACAAAGAGGAATCTATGAAATCAAAAGGAAGCTAGAAAAGGGTATTCCTTTAGATACAAGAAGTATGATTTAATTTTTAAATAAAAAACATGGAAGTACCAATTCGTTTCTGGAAAGTCAACAATGAAATCAAACCTCATTGTTTAAAATGTGGAAAGAACTATAAAGTTGATTCAAAAACTACTGTATGTAGTGAGATGTATGGACTAGGGAAGAAAAGAAGAATGTGTGAAGGGCAAGTAGTTAGCGATCTTTACTTAGATTGGAGTATCAATTTATTAAAAGATTATTCAGTCTTAAAGTATGGAAACCTAGACTTCTTTGAAGATTGCTGGGCTAAAATAGAAGACAAATTAAGAAAAGCAAAAACAGGTGATAGCCTAGATACAGGTATGCGAAAGGTCAATGTGACAAGGGAATTAGAGATAATTATGAGATTGAAGGCAATCAACATGATTAATCTAATTGGTCAACATGGCGATTTAATCTCTAAGAGTGTCTATATTTTACCAATGGGAGAGAGTAAGATAAGTAATTTTGGGCTAGATGACCTCCAGAGGTTCGAAAAAGTAAAGGTGACCACAGGAGAAAAGGATAGTGACTTCGTGGGATACATGTCTTTTGTCGAGCTAGAAGATGGAGAAGAAGTAGAAACTATTGACAACACACCTGAAAAAGATGATGCTTTAACTTGTAAGGCTTGTGGCTTTGAGGCAAAATCTAAACTTGGACTTATGGCACATTTAAAATCCCATGAGAAAAAGATGGAGAAAGACCTAGAAGGCAAGTAAATTAACATTTTAAAGTCAATTAAATGGATAAAGAAACTTCCGAAAAGGGCAAATATGATGCGTGGAAAAAAGAACATTCCATGTCAAGTTCTAAAGGTGTAAAAGAGAAATACGAAGATATGTGTGAGGTAAGAGATGCTTATAGGAAATGGTATGACTGGTTTGATACGAGTTGTGAAGCAGAAAAGGGAAAAGATGGTTCAGGCGGAAGTTGGTTTACCCATAGAGAAAAACAGGAAAAGACTTGGGCAATGTGGTTCAAGCCTTTTGATGCAGATAACTTCAAATCAAATGTTAAATCCCCTATGACCACAGGAAGGATAGAAGCGGCAATGCACCTCATTAAACAAATGGGAATTTCGTGGAAAGTCCTTCCTACCGAAGAAGACGATGTAGAAAAAGCACAAATTATTCAGTTAGTTTTAAACTGGTTATTTTCACAAAGCAAGTATAAATATAGATTAGCAACTTGGTATAAAGAGGCTTTAATGTTTGGTACAGCCTATATGAGAGCTTACTATTTAAAGACCGAAAGAGAAATTCAACTTGCTAAAAAAGACCCAGAGAAGATGTCTAAAGAAGAAAAAGACATGCTAAAAGAAACGATGGGTAGAAAGACAATCTTTGGAGAACCAGAAAAGATATTAGAAAATGATGACCTAGTAATTGAACCAATAAGTTATAAAGAGTTCTATCACGATCCAGATGCAAGATTCTTACATGGTTCAATGTATAGGGCTGGATTTGCAGGTACGAGAAGGCTAATGAGTATCGAACAATTTAGAATGATTTATGGAAATGACCCAAATTGTTTCGATACAGATAAGGTTAAGGCAATAGGTTCTTATACTAATAATGAAATAGAAACAGTATTTGAACTTCCAAAAGATACAGAAGGAGATTATGTAGAGGTTATAGAGTATGAGAATATCAACGAAGATAAATATAAAATCGTAGCAAACGATATTCTGATTAGAAAAACACCACTTCCTTACAATCATAAACAATGTAGTTTTGTAAAGATTGGTGCAATCGAACATCCTCATCAGTTCTATTGGAGAGGACTAACAGACCAGTTAATGGCAATTCAATCAGAAGAAGAAATTTTGAAGAATATGCAATACGATAAATTGCATCAAACATTAAAGGATAGATTCATCGTAAATAAGAGAGATTACAACAAATTTGTTGAAGCATATAATAAGACAAGAGGAATGATGATGCCAGCCTCAGTAGAGGGCAGAGCATTAGACCAAGTAGTTCAGTTTATTCCAAATCAACCTATTGACTTCTCTGCATTTAGAGTAATTGAGGGAATCAAACAAGATGCTACAATCGCATCTCAATTTGACCCATCACAACTAGCAGTAGCTTCACAGGCACAGACAGCAACACAATCCATGATTAACAAGCAAGTTGTAGATAGATTTATCTATTCAACAATGGAAAGTTTTTCAGAAGGATTAGTTACTCTTGGTGAGATTTTATTAGCAGATATTAGACAATTCTGGTCTATTCCAAAGGTTAAAAAAATAACTGGAAAAGATAAAAAAGAGAAGATTGAAAAGGTATTTAGAAAGATTAGACTTGAACAGCACATGGTAGATATTGGAAAAGATGGAGTAAAAGTATTTGAAACTACTGACCCATATACATTCTTTGAAGTTAAAGATAAATATCTTGATCTAAAGGGTGATGTGGATATTATTCTCGATACTGCAAGTATGAAGATTCCAAATCCTGCATTAGATGCACAACAAGCTAAAGAAGCCTTTGCACAACTAATGATTTTTGCAGTAAATCCAGATGACCCAAAGAGTGTAAGAGCAAATCCATTACCTCTATTCGATGCAAGAAAGATTGCAGAATGGTATGTTAAAGCAAATGATGTTCCTGAAAGAATCTTATTAAAGGATAACTTAAAACCAGAAGCTAATATAATGGAAGCATTTATTCAGAATGTTACATTAAATAAGGGGGAATCAGTACCTGCACAGCCAGGAGAACCAGTAGAGCATGTCGCAGTTCATCAGCAACAAATGGAATATTGGAATAGCCAATTAAGTAATTTACAATATGTTGCTACTCAAAAGATGAATCAGGGTATGCCAATAGACGAACAGACAACAATGCTAGGGCAACAGTTAGATAGAGTATTACAAGTTTATGACGAACATCTTGCAGGTGACCAATCAATTACAGGTGAAAATGTAAGAGGTTCTGCACCAAAGCCACCACTACCAACTGGTTCAAATGTTAATGCAGTTATGGGTGGAGGAGAAGCAGGTGGTCCACAGCCAAATATGCCACAAATGGGTGGCAATATGCCAACTATGGGAGCAACCAATGTACCTGCATCAAATGAAGTAGTACCTAATATGGTTCAATAATTTTTATACATAATATATGGATATTTCAGACACAAAACTAAAAAAAGAGGAATTAGAACAGTTAGCAAAACTTAGTGAGGTAGGTGCTTATGTAATCTTAAAAAGAATGTGTCTTGCAAGAATGGAATTATTAAAAGAAGATGCAATTTTTGATGTAGGACAAGACCCACATGGTGCAGGATTAAGACAGGGTGAATATCAAGTATTAGCAACCTTTCTAACACTTCCAGAAGATTCCTATAATAAATTAATGGAAACAAAAGAAGAAGAAAGTAAATAAATCTATTGACAAGTAATTTTAATTTATCAACAATTTAACTATGGAAAATGACAATAGTGTTCAAGACCCAACAACAGTTGATACTCTTGAAACAGAGTCTAACTCCCCCGCAGAGAGTGTAGGCGGAAACGAGGACAGCACAAGCACTAACCAGACTTCAGGTGGGTTTGACCCAAAAGAAGTTGAAAGACTAAAGCGAGAAGCTGGAAAGCTACGCCAAGTCCAAGAGCAATTAAAACAGCTCAAAAATCAATATGATAATGTAAGTAGCTGGGTAGCAAGTGACCCTGCCAGACTGAAAGAAGCCCTTGTAAACACAAGTGGTTATACCCCAGAACAGGCAGACCAGTACATTGCTCAACACTTTCAAAATCGTAAAGATAGCTCTTTGACAAAGACACAAGAACAACCACAGGCTTATGTTGATCCTTTAGACCAACTTGCTGACCAAGAAGCTAGGAGTTTTTATAAAGTCAAAGTCGTAAATAGACAACAGGCAATTCAGAAGTTTATAGACAATAATTTGTCATCTGAAAAGCCATTACCTAGTACAGACTTAGACATATTATTCTCTTATGCAGGAAGATTAGAGAAAGTAAATGGTTTAGCACCTGAACAAGCTATTGAAGAAGCAAATAAAGTCCTTTTTAATCGAGAGGAACTTATAAAAAATGCTGAAGAACAAGGCGAGTTAAGGGGATTAGCAACTGCATCATCTGTTGGTTCTTCTACAATGTCTAGTCCGTTAGGTACTCAACCTAAGAGGACTGTCGAACCAGATATTCCAGCTCAAGAATGGGAAGAAGCCCAAAGAGCAGGATTTACTGATAAGGCAGAATATGTCCTTTATAGGGACAATCCTAGAGTGGGTGTCTAACAAAGATTTTAATATTTTTTAGATTTAATAAAATGGTATACGGATTTCAACCGATTGCTCCAATGTTGGGGTTAGCTCAATCAAAAGAGTTTACTGCAGGTGGAGGCGCATTAGCAGCTGGTGACTTAGTTAATTTGGTAGCTGGTGTTTTGACAGTAGCAGGTACAGGTGATTTCATCTGTGGTGTAGTCAATGAAGCAGCATTAGCAAGTGCAACTGGAGTTTCAGTTAATATTGCACCTTTCTTACAAGGTTATATGGATAACGATAATGATTCAACAACATTTGCATCTACTCATGTAGGATATGGATTTGATGTAACAGGCACAACTGGCGTAATGGTAGTAGATACTAATACAGCAGATAATACAGAAGCTGCTCCAGTAGGACAGTTAGTCTGTTTAGAATACAATCCACAAGAAAGAGGCTTTGCTTCTGATACATCTATCGGATTGTTTATGATTGTAGAACATCAATTCTACCAAAGAAACATTTAATTTTTAGAATTTTAATACAATGGCAAGTCCTGTAATTCCTTTGAACACAAACACATTCAGTAAAGCTACTGATGCAGCGATAAGGAAATATTTTGTTGACGAGTACAAATTAGCTGAACCAAAACTCGAATTAATATATATGGTTCAAAATCAAGAAAACAAATCAGATGAATATACTGGTATGACAGGTTTATCTGGTCAGTTCTCTGAAATTGCAGAAAATGAGAAATATCCAGAAGATACATCTATTGCAACTTATGATACAACTTTCGTAGTAAGCAAGAGAGGTACAACTGAATCAATCACATGGGAAGCAAACAAGTGGTCAAGAACAAGAGATCTAGTAGATTCTGGTAAAAAATTAGCTAAGGCTGCAAAAATGGATATTGGTCATCAAATGGCTGGTGTCTTGACAGGTGGCTGGGCAACACCAGCATCGACAGTAATGGCTTATGGCGATGGAAAAGATTTATTCACAATCGGAGCATTAAGAGCTGATGGTGGAACTGCTTTTTCAAATACATCTGCAACATCTATTGTTTTGAACGAAGCTAATCTATGGGTCGGTATGATTGCATTAAGCAACCAAGTCGATGATAGAGGTGAGATTGCTGACTTCTCTGCAACCAAATTAATTGTTCCTGCTGCAACTTCTAACGAAAAAACAGCAAGAGTAATCTTAGGTTCTGAGAAAAAAGCAGAAACTGGTGATAATGACATGAACCTATACAAGGGAATGTTAGACTTAGTAACAGTTAAATACCTAAATGGTACAGCAACTGGAACAGCAGCACATAGTGGATGCTGGTACTTAGTCGATTCAAACAACAATCCTTTAGTATGGCAATGGGGTCAAAAACCAACAGTCGAAAGAGATGATAGTGTCGGTTTCTTAAATGACACAGTTGTCTACAAGATTAGATACGAAAGAAGTAGAGGTTTCAGAAACCACAGAGGTATCTGGGCTTCTTATGGTGATGGTACTACAACAATCGCTGACTAATGATCTTTTAAAAACTTATATGAGGTAGTTGGTAATGAAACAAGTTTCCTTCGGGTTTTAATCGTTACTGATTACTCTAAAATTGACTACCTCATTTTAATTATTAGAGAAAATAAATGGCAACATACAATAGCGTGAATTACACAGATTACAAGAATCTATGTGTAAAAGATGGTAGAGTAAGATTCGGTGCAGGATTAGCTGCAGCAATGTCTACATCTGATGATAAAGCTATCTATGTAAGAGGTTCAAATCTATACTACTGGAATGGCACAAGTGAAACAAATCTTGGTGCAGGTGGTACAGGTGGAGCAACTTCATGGGAAGACTTATTCGCAGACGATACAACATTTTCAGTCACATCTGGAACATTTACAATAGCAGGTGATGCTACAGTAGGTTCAGCAGATGTCTTAACCCTAACAGCAGCAGCAACAGTTTCTGGTGATGTAATTCAAATTACAAACTCAGGTACAGGTTCAGATATTAAAGGTACATCAGACACATGGTCTATTAGTAAGGCTGGTTTAGCTAGTTTTGCTACAAACTCTGTAATTGGTGGAATCTTAAAATTAGGAGCAGGTGCAGCAGCTGGTACATTAACTTCAAATGGTGCATTTGATTTACTTTTGGAAACAAATAGTGGAACAAACTCTAGCACAATCAATATTACTGATGGTGCAAATGGTGATGTAACATTCACAATGAATGGTACAGGCAAAGTTGAAATTAAGAGTACAACAGAAACAAATGTAGCTTTAGCAGTCACAAATGGTGATGTAAGTGTAGCTGATGGTTCAGTTACAGTAGTTGATGATGATAATGCAGCAGCATCTTTCTCATTAACAAATAATACAGCAACAACAACTGGTTCAGCATCTTCATTAGGTGTTGTTAATATAGTTTCTACATCATTAACGACTGGTGCATTAGTAAACTTAGAATTAACAGAAGGTACACTAAATGGTGGCTCATATTTGAGAGCATGGGATGTAACAGGTGGTTCAGCAGTATTCACAGTCGCAGAAGATGGTGTTACTACAATCGCTGGTGTCGCAGCAGGTAGCAATTCAATCGTAGTTACAAGTGGTGATATTTTCTTATCTGATACAGATGGTGCAAAATTTGAATCAGAAGATGGTACAACAACAATGTTTACTCTTGATAACAAACTCGGAGTAGTTGCAGATGATTCAGCAGTTCTTTTAATAGATGCTGGTGGTGCAGTTGCTTCTGGTGGAAATCTATTAAGAGTAGCTCCAACAGGTACTCCAAATGCAGGTGCAATCGGTATCGAATATGTTGGTGCTTCTAAAGCAATGACAGCAATGGTTATAGATGGTGACCCTGCTGCTTCTAGCTTAGTAACAATGAATGGTGGCGGTGCTTTAACTGACGGATTAGCAGTTCTAGCATTAACAAATGATGGAAACTTAGCAACAGGCGGAAACATTTTGAATATCACAATGGGTGGTACTCCTCATGCAGCAGCTTGTGCTTTTGAAATCGTAGCAGCTAAAGATGCAAGAGCAGTCGATATTGCCTCATCTGCAGCAACAGCAAGTGCATTTAGAATTACAGGTGCAGGTGCAACAGCAAATGACACAGCAGTTATGGAGATTATCTCAAGTGGTACTCCAGCAAATGCAGGTTCTAATGTACTTAGAGTAGCTTTCACAGGTACAGCTACAAACAAACCAACAATGGTTGAATTGGTTGGAACTGGAAAAGATGTAAGCGGATTATATTCAGTTACAGATAACACAACAACTCATGGAGTTAGTATTGCAGGTGCTGGTGCGTTAGCAACTGGCGGTAGAATGTTAAAAGTAACAAACACAGGTACTCCTGCTGCAAATACAGATGCAGTCGCAGAAGTAACCTTTGGTGGAACAGCAACAAACAATCCAGTAGTCTTGAATGTAAATAATGGTACAGCAGATGCTTTGCCTTTATTAGTTACAAGTAATGTTGCAGCAGCAACAAGACAGTCAGCAATATTTGTTCAGGACTCCGCAACTGGAGCTATTGAACCTTTAATGTTGAAACAAGATGACGAGGATCAAGCTATTATGAAATTTAGCGTTGCAGTACCTGGTGCAGGTACAACTGTAACAACAGATGATAAATCTGGTGGTGCAGCAGTTTATGTCAAGGTGATGGTAAACTCAACAGCTTATTGGATTAAAGCAACAGCTGGAGCATAGTTAATAGTTCTAGCGGGGGGATAACGAGCATTATCCCCCTAATAGAGAAATTAAAAGAAGCGAGAAATCTTATAAACTCGATTATAAAAAACTATGTCAATACCACATTATTCAGACGGAACCCCATTTGATAGAGAAGAATACGAATGGAAATCGGCATCCGTTACAGTAGCTGGAACTGCAGCAACTACAGATTTGACAGGAATTTCAGGATTTACTACATTATTTGATACGATTCCTCAAGCACATAAACTAACAGTAGAATCTTCTGGAACAGCATATATCAGATTAAATTCAGCAACAAACGACAAAATTACAGTTACAGCAACAACACCACATACAGTAACTGGAGCTGTCGTACATCACTTATTTGTTTCTACAAATGGTGGAGCAGTAACTTTAACTGTTAAATTACAATAATGATAGACCAAAATAAAGTAGACGAAGCATTAAGACAACAGAAACTAGAAACAGTTTTAAATGCTTTAGCAAACAGAGTATCAGATTTAAAGGCAGAGAATGACTTGATGGAGAAATCAAATCAGGAAACTGAAAAATACCTTTTGGAAAATAAGACTACAAAGGATAAATTAGAATCAGAAATTAAAGTAGTATCAGAAGAATTATCTACATTAAAGAAAAAGGTATCTGAATTAAAAGATAAAGAAAAAAGTCTAATAGAATCTATCAAGGAAAAGGAATTGAAAATCGAAGCAGAAGGCAAAGATACAGAAAAACGAAGCCTAGAGGTATCTAGAATGGAAGAAGAATTAAAAGTAAGGGTAGAGGACATTTCAAAAAAAGAAAAAAATATTGAGGATAGAATGAAATTAGTAGAGATTAACGAAGTAACTTTAAAGAATTATTCAGAGGAACTTTCCCTAAAGGAAGCACTCTTAATAAAGAGAGAATCCATGTTAGTAATTAAAAGTAAACTAGAAAGTTAATGGCTCAAACTGAACAGAAGATAACAAAAATAGTAGATGGAATAACTCCAACCATCGAAGCAACAGTAGAACAAGTTGGTTCTCAAGGGGCTTTGGTGACCAAGGATTCTGGTATAGATAGTGTTATCTATGAAAATAGCCAATTAAAGACAACTTTATTTGATATAAATGGAAACGAGATAGAAGCACATATAGACACAGATGGAGAATCTTATCTTGGAACTGCTATAATTCAGGCTATACATACTGATCCAAATAATTCAAGCACTACAAATCTTACTTCTGCAAATAGCTACACCTTTACTGGAGCTGTAACCTCTACACTAGGAGTAGCTGGATTACAATGGAATTTAAGAACAGATCAAAATGCAACAATATACATAGACCAATCTAGTAACGGAACTAATTGGGATATAACTGATACTCAAGATTATTATTACTCAAAGGGAGGAATGGGTGAAACCATACAAGCATTGGCAGCATATTGGAGAATAAGAGTAGTTTTAAAAGGGACTGTTGATACTACATATTTTAGACTCCAGGCTGTACTTTGTCCTACAGTAGAATCCCTACCTAGAGCATTGAATAATTATGGTAGATTGATAACAAGCGGGGGAATAGTAGATGAAGAAACAGGGGTGAGGGTAGATGTCGATACACTAGGAACTTTGAGAACTATGCAACCAGCTAGACTTGTAGGAACTTCTTTTTCTGGAACTACTAAGGACACGAATTTTTGGACCGAAGCAGTTACTGGGACTGGAAGTGTAACACAGGCGGGAGAAATAACTCTTGCGACTGGAACTACAGCAAATTCGACTGTTGCATACTACTCTGTCAGAAAGGCAAGAAAAGTAACAGGAGCGACAAATCAATTTAGAACAGTAGCAAAATTAGGAACTGCAACACAAGCTAATAATTTAAGAAGATTAGGTTGTTACGATTCACAAGACGGATTCTTTTTCCAAGTTAATGGAACTACTTTTGGTGTAGGCTCAAGAAAGGGTGGAAGCGATACAATAGTCACTTCTGGTAGTTTTAATGGGAATTATGGAAGTTCAGTAGTAATGGACACAGCAATAAAAAGATTAATAATCGAATACGACCATCTAGGTACGAAGTTTTTTGTAAATGGAATTTTATTACATACTATAACTGGAAGCACAGCTGCATTAACTAATACTTTAAACTTAGGGGTTTATATGGAAAACATAAACTCTGGTGGAAACGATACAAATAATACTTTCGTAGTTAGATTTGCTTGTATTCAAAGATTAGGATTATTGCAGACAGACCCAACATATAAATATATATCAACAAATACAACAACAATTTGCAAGTATGGGGCGGGGGAATTGACGAGAATAGTAAATGTAGATAATGCAGGATCAGTAACGATATATGATAATACGAGTGCCACGGGAACAATAATTGCTACTATTGATACTGCAAAAGCATTGGGGGATTTAACCTTTGGTGTCCCATTTTCTAATGGATTAACAATAGTAACTGCAACTGGAGCAAAAATAGTTGTAGTATATGAATAATTAACATATTTTAATTTATAAAAATGTCAGAAGAACAAATAAGAGCAATAGTGATTCAAGAAATTAAAAGTTTCTTTGAACAACTATCAAAAAGTGTAGATGCAGTAGCTGGTGATGTAAATCAGTTAAAGTGTGAAAGTAAAGAAACACATAAGGGAATAGAAAGAATAGAGAGGCTTCTAAAGGGTGACAAGGATTTTGAAGATGAAGGTATGGCATATCAGATAAGAGTAGCTTACGAGTATGCAAGAAAGAATACAGAAATAGAAATAACAAGGAGAGGAATAGCAGCAATAGAACATTATGAAAGATGGGAAAAAGCAGGAGTATGGGCAACGATAATGGATATGATAGAGAAGTATAAGATATTAAAATGGTTCGTATTATTTACTGGGATAGGAACAGTATCGGGAATAGTGAATATATTTTCAATGATTTTAAATCATACTAAATAGTTATGAAAGTATTGACAATGGATATAATAAATACAAGAGTAATATTAAATAATTTAATTTTTAGGATTTAATACTTTGGCGCTAACTCAGACATGGGCTCTAAGGTCCACAACAACAGACACAACAATAGATTCAACAGATAGTTTAGCTTTTTCAGATGGAACATTTGGAAATGCAATTACTGTCAATGCTTATAATGGTGGTAGTCATGTAAGATCATCTGCAGGAGCAAATGATTCTTCAGCAGTCACCACAAGAAATGTAAAATATATCGCTTCTGGAACAGCAGATTGGGGCGATGGTACAGAAAGTTTAACAGATATAACAGATGCAGAATGTACATTAAAACTTACAATCGCTTACGATACAGAAATTACAGTAACAGATATATCCCTTTATGGATATGATGGGACAACAGATGCAACAGGACCAGTAGGAATGACAGTTCAATTAGCAGAACAAGGAGATGCTGCCTGGACAACAACAACTGGAAATGATGGAGTATTAGCTATCGCAGATTCAGATACACCAGCAACAAGTCATGATTTCTTTGTAGCAGTAAGTGCATCACCAACATCTGTAGGCGTGAAAAGTGCAAATCGTTTGAAGGTAACTTTTACTTATCAGTAGGCTACGCAAGGCTTTTGACATAATATAATATATTAGATATGGCAAATAGAACCAGAATAGAATCAGAATTAATAGATAAATATGTAAACATGCAAATGACATGTGAGAATATTGCTAAAGATATGAATGTGTCAGCATATAAGATAAGGAAATGGTTAAGAGCATGTGGTATTGAATTAAGATCCGTATCAGAACAAGGTCTTATTTCGCAGGGAAAGAAAAGAATAAAATTATCACAAGATAAAAACTGGTTTATAGAAATGTATGAAAATAGAAAGATGTCTATTTTGTCAATAGCAGCCGAACTTAAAACAACATGGGTAGTAGTAAGAAGGTATTTAGAAGCACTAAATATACCAATCAGAACCCTATCAGAGCAGTCGAGAATAGAGTGTCTTAAAAGAGGAAAATGGTGTGGAGAAAATCATCCAACAAAAAATCCAGAGATTTTCAAAAAGATGTATCTTAATAGGAAGCCACCAAAACCACATAAAAAATTCTTTTCTGAAGAATCATTAAAGAGAATGAGGGATGCGAAATTAAAACCAACTACTCCCTTATATAAACAGATTAGAAATAGTGTAAGGGCTATTAAATGGAGGAAAGATATATTCGAGAGAGATGAATTTAAGTGTAAAATTTGTGGTGAACATACGAGAACACTTGAAGCTCATCATATAATTAGTTTTAATGGACTATTTAAAAGATTTGAAATTAAGACATTCGATGAGGCGATGGAGAAAGAGGAACTATGGTCTTTAGATAATGGAATAACTTTATGCGAAAAATGTCATAGAGAAACATCAAATTATGGAGGCAGAGGTTATAATGGTTAAATTTTTAAATTAAATAAAATGACTGAGAATACTAAATGGATTGCAGGTCTTTCAAATGGAGAAACAATAATTGAGGGAAAAGGAATTTGTGAGGCAGTTAAAGGAGAGCTTTCATCTTGGTGGAAGTTTAGAGCATATCTAAAGGAAAAGAATCTAACGATAAATAGTTTTGGGATATGGGCAGGTGATAGGCACTTTAATTTGCCCTCAAGTAAGCCAAGATTTCGAGGTGAAGTGCCATTAGGATATAACTGTTTTAGATATGTAGAGCAAGATGTATTGGTAGGAGAAGGAAAAAAGGATGAGTATATTTGTGCAGAAGCAATTTATAAAGACTTTAAAGTCCAACAATTCGTAGACATCAATGACCCTACGAAAAGCTGGATTAATATTAAACTTAATTCTTAAAATAATAAAATGGCATTTCCAACAGATTTAACAAATGCAGTAGATAACGAAACAGATGTTCTTGCTGCACATATTAACAATGTAGAAGCAACAATAGGTATAACAGGTAGTGCAGTAGAAGCATCACATGATTATAGAATTGCACAACTTGAAGCAGGTGGTAATATTCCAACAGAAGCAACTGGTGGAGAAATAGATACAGGAACAGAAAATGGAAAATATGTTTCACCAGAAGCATTGGCAGATAGTACTTTAATTTTAGACGGAAACCAAAACGAAGTAATTATAAAAGGTTCAGTTGCAAGTGCAGTAAATGAAGTTACAATAACAAATGCAGCAGCAAATGGCACTCCAAGTATTGCAGCAACAGGTAGTGATACGGATATAGATTTGAATTTAGTAAGTAAAGGTGCTGGATATGTACAGGCAAATGGAGTTAATGTATCCACAAAATTATCTGTGGCAAAAACCTGGACTGTAGCAACAAGTGGTGGAGATTTTACAACACTCGCAGCTGCGGTATCTTATTTATCAGATAAGTGGTTAGGAGCTTTACAAACTATTCAGCTAGATAATGGTCTTTGGACTATCAGTTCCACAGTAAGTATCGAACATGCACAAGGATTGGGAGGTATTAAAATAGAAGGCAAGAATTTCTATACTAAAACAATATCTTCAATTGCCAGTACAAGTGGGGAAACAGGGAATTGGACTTATGTTTTAAATGTAGATAGTGTTACAGATGTAGAACAAAATGATTATTGTATTATTTACGGTGCAACAGGTGGAACTAGACCTGAATATATAAATGGTTGTTTTAAAATAACAGCAGTTGGAGCAAGTACAATAACTGTACATTGCGCCCATGTATCAGCTAGTGCACCAAGTGGGAATGTGACAGGAACTATGAATGTAATGAAAACATTTCTTTATAGTGATACAGCAGGAGCCTCAGTTGATGTAAAGACAGGATGTGATTTTGATAAAATTATTTTCGTAGGGACTGGAGAAGCTGGAACATCAGGATTATCTTATACTGGAGGTTCCAATGTATTATTTTCAACAAATCATTATACAGTAGGGGCGCATCATTGTGCTACTGGGTTTAATGCACGACTTGCTTCAAAGGTATATTTAACATTTAATGCAGTTGGTGAATGTGCAAATGGATTTATTATACAGCAACAATCTTTTGCCGATTTAGGATTAGTACAGGTTAATGGTTGTTCATCGAATGGTATTATGACACAACTTGGAGGATTAAGTAGTTGTTATGGAGATGCGATGATAACAGGTTGTACGATAGGGCAGTTTGGACAAATTGGTGGATATGCCTTAGTACCAGCAGCTGCAAGGTTTAAAGATAATACAGCAGCAATAAGTCCTACTGTTAATACAAATAGTAGTGATAATACTTTTATCAAACAATAATGATACAAATGACTCAAGAGGAAAAAGAATTTCTTGATGCCCTCGATAGGGAGGGTTGCTAAATTAAATTTTAAAATAATGATATGGCATATCCAACAAGTCTTGACAGTATAACTGATGCTGTATCAGGACAGTATCAAAATAATCCGAACCATGTAGATCAACATGCCGTTTTAAATAATGCAGTAGAACAACTCGAAGTAAAAGTAGGTATTACAGATAGTACAGACAATTCATCTCTAGTATATAAAACTTCTGGAATTGTTAATCCATCTGGAGATACAACTGGTTTAACTGATGTAATTAATATTCAGAAAGCAATAGACTCTAATGATAGAGTTTTATTAGGTGGTGGAGATTTTTATTTAGGTGGCAAGAATGGTTCTGCTGGAGCATATTATTTGCTGTTAATAGATAAATCTAAAAAAATAGAGGGAGCTGGAATGAATAGTACGAATATATATGTAAAATCAACAGTTGATAATGTCACAGATGTTATTAGAATAGCACCAGATAATACATCGACTGTAAATACACAAACTAAAGGTATGTATATTTCTGATTTTCATATTTATCCAGAATCTACTACTTGTGCAAGACATGCTATTCATTTAGATTTAACGAATACAACTGGATATGGGTTATCAGATTTACGATTAAAAAGAGTAGGATTTAATACATGGACTTCAACTGCATGGAATGGGAATGATTTCTATATGACGAATCCAACACTATTTGATGGATTATATACTTCGTCTTTTGAGGAAAATGATTTTAATTGTGGAATATATTTTAATAAACTTGGAGATTCTGTTCATTTTATAGGAAATCACTTTGCTGGAGAAAAGGTTGGGTGTACTATTGCGAGCATGTCAGGACAGAAATATGGCGGTGCAAGTACAGTAGTTTTTGATAGAAATAATGGATGGGCTAAGAATGCAGTATTAGTCTTAAATGGAGAGAGATTTAAAATAACAAATAATAATTTTGAGGCGATTCCTGGTGGTACAGTTGGGAGAGCAGTAATTGAAATCAATGGTGGATATTATACACTTGGAGCAGCAACAAATACTTCTATAATTAATACAATAACAGACAATGTGATAGTAGCATTAGATGTTAATTCTTATGGTTTATACTTAGATAATTGTATATATACAACTATTGATAGAAATTTACTAAGAGGTAATCGTTCATCAGCAGCAAGTCAAGACTTATTTATAAGTAGTACTTGTGACTATACATATATTGGAAAGGCAGAGGTAGTTATTAATGGAACAATTTATACACAAAACAATGGTACTAACACAATATATCTATGAGCATAATACCTATATCAAAATGGGATAGTGAAAAGACAAAATGGGATGATGCAGGATTTTCATGGGGAGATGGTAATGCTATTTATACGATGGAAAGTTCTAATGATTTAGAAACAGATATAGAGCCTTTATCGGTAGATTTTAGCACGAATGATTATGCAGTTATATCAACTGATAATAATGATTATTTAGACTTAGAAGGAACGGGGACATATCAGAAAAAGCTGTTTAAGAGATATTATGATGGTGGTGGTAATCTTCCAGTAGTAGTAACATGGAAAGGAAAGAGTAGTATTTCAACAAGTGGACATCCAATTACTTTACAAGTTTATAACCATAGTACAAGTTTATGGGAAGATTTAACATCAAATAATTCTGCAAATGCAGATACAGAATTTACATTAACAAATACGATAGACACTAATGTTAGCAATTATTTTGGAGAAGATTTATCAATAACATATAGGGTATATCAAGTTTAAATTGACATTAAAAAAATGGCAACGATAGACAGTTATAATATAATAAATGCAGATCAAAATACTGATTGGTTTCCAGATGACTATGTAGGGCAATCTTTCACAGGGAATGGAAAGACATTAGGTAGCTGTTCCTTTTTGATTAGTAAACTAACAGAATCTCCAACAGGTAGTTTATATGCAAGAATATATGCACATACTGGTACTTATGGGACTTCTAGTTTGCCAACAGGTTCTATTTTAGCGACTTCTGATGCAGTTGATATTTCTACGATTCCAAGTGATTTTAATAGTGGAGTTACGACATTCACGTTTACTGGTGCTAATAAAATAACATTAGTAGATTCTACTAATTATTGTGTGGTTTTATATTTTGATAGTGGCGGTACTGGTTCTTATTATGTTTCATATGATTCTACTTCACCCACACATAGTGGGAATGTAGTATCTAATTCATCTGGTAGTTGGATTGCATCGTCAAGTATTGATTTAGTTTTTAATGTTTATTCTGATACTGACTTATTAATAAAATATGGGACTTTTGCATATGGGACAAAGACATATGGACAGGGAACAGATGCCGATTCAGAGAGAGGATTATGGATTGAGGGATTAAAATATAATAGTGAGAGAGATTTATATTTAAGTGGAATAGATACTACAAGTTCTGAAAGAACAATTTATATACAGGGTAAGATTCCAAATACTTCAAGTAATAGAGGGTTATATATAAAGGGTAAAGATACAGATAATAGTAATCGCGGACTTTATTTAGAGGGTTCTTTAAATAATTTTAGTTCTAATAGAAATTTATGGATACAAGGTAAAGATACTTCAAGTAGTGAAAGTGGATTATATATAGAGGGAACTGCTCTATCTTCATCAAGTATAGGATTATATTTATGGGGAGTAGATACGAATAGTTCTGAAATAGGATTGTATTTAATTGGTTCTGAAGTAAGTGGTGTAAAGTATGGAACATTCAAATATGGGGCAAAGAAGTATGGAGAGGTTTCAGAGGGATTACAGCTCGAAATTAGCCTATACTTAGAGGGTACTAGCGAAGTCTATTCAGACAGAAGTTTGTATTTAGAGGGAGTAGATACATCGGATTCAGAAATAAGTTTGTGGGAGAAAGGTAAACTAACATCTACATCTCAAAGAGGATTGTATCTTTATGGAGTATTTAGAGACAGTTCAGAAAGAGGATTATGGATTGAAGGGAATAGTGGAAGTAACGAATCAGAAAGATATTTATGGATTTTAGGAAAGATAATTACAGGTCCTAAATATGGTACATTTAAGTATGGAGAAAGAAAATATGGTGAATCTGCTACATTTGCAGAAAGTGATAGAGGTCTATGGATACAGGGTACACTAGATACAAGTTCTGAAGTGGGATTATATATAGAAGGTACACAAACATATAGTGAAAGAAGTCTATACTTAGAAAGCGATGGCACAGATAGTTCAGAAAGAGGACTATTTATAGAAGGTGTATTGAGATCAACAAGTAATAGGGGGTTATGGATAAATGGACAAGGAACATCTGAAAGAGGATTGTGGTTAAGAAGTGGTACAGGTGCAATTTACGGAACATTTAAGTACGGTACAGGAGTAAAATATCAAGCAGGAGATAATGATTCCTCAAGTAGAGGTTTATACATAAAAGGTATCTATACCCTTTCTACTGATTATTTTGATATTGAATTTACAACTTATACCGATGATAGTGAGAGAGGACTTTACTTAGAAGGAGTGTCTACAGATTCAAGTGAAAGAGGTATGTATCTAAGTACAGTATCAAGCAATTATGATGAAAGAGGATTGTGGTTACAGGGTGGACTTAGTGGAGATAGTGAAATTGAAATGTACCTAGAGGGATTATCAACTTCAGATAGTAGTAGAAATTTATGGATAAAAGGTCAAGATGAAAGTGGGGGTTCATCAGACTTAAGTGAAAGGGATTTATGGATTGAGGGAACATTATCAGGAAATAGTCAAATTGGAATATATTTAAGTGGAAAAGATTTAGTAAGTTCCGAAATTGGATTATATATGAGTGCAGTAGAGTCAAGCGAAAGAGGATTAAGAATAAAGGGTGTAATAGGGTTTATAGATAAGACATCTAAGGCAACAGTATTTACAGACAGAAGGAATAAGAGTACAACTTTTACAGATAGGGTAGGAAAAGGAACAGGTTTTATAGACACAAAGAGAGAATAAGTATTGACATTAGAATTTAAGTAACTAACAATTATATATAACTAAAATGACAACAACAGAAATTCAAAAACAAGTAGCAATAAATCTAGGTTACTGGGATTTTACTTCATCAGCAATACAGACTGGTAAAGATGTAAATAGTGCAGTAATTTTAGATTCAATTAATTATACCTACATAGAGAGGATATTTCCTGAATTTGCAAAAATATTTCCTGAATTTTTCCAGACTTCTTCACTTGCAAATAACTACGAATCTACTTCAAGCATCTCAAGTATTACAGGCTCTACATTGGTTTCTGTAGATGAGATATTCACGAATAATGTTGTAGATTCTTGGATTTATAATTCAACTAAAGAGGAATCTGCAAGAGTAAATGGATATACAAATGTTACAACGATCACCTTAGATAATACTTATGATTGGGATAATGGAGATACAATTTATCTTCTTACAGGGGTATTTAGTTTTGCAGGAGATGCAACAGATATACTTTTGTTCCCAAGATATGTAGGAATTAAATATCAATTAACAGATACGGATTTTTATAGATGTACATTAGAGAATAGTAATAAGAGTAACTTATTTGGCAAGGGTAGAGATATTTCGGAATTAACAACTACAAATAGTCCAATTTATAATTTAAGTACAGTAAGCATAAACAGTATTCCAACTTCTGCAATAGTGATTAAGCCTATTCCAGAGATAGCAGTAACAGATGGGGTTTATGTAGAGTATATTCAGAAACCTGCTGATTTAAGTGCAGGTACTGATTCACCAAGACTTCCTTTAGGGTTTCATTCTCTTTTGGTAGATGGTGCAACTTCATATATTGCAGATTCAATTCTTAATGATACTGCAAAATCAAATAAGTTTGAGAGAAGATTCTTAGATAGATTTGCAGGACTTTTAAATGTTAATCAAAGTTTTGACGAAATAACAGAAGATGGTCAATTAGAAAATAGAATTTATAATTTTAGAAATAGGAGATACTAATGGCTAAAACTGATGACAATTTAACAAAATTATGGTTTCAGGTTCTTACAAGTGGAATGGTACAAGGAACTGATACAAGCCTTGCTAAAGGTGGTCAGGTACTCAAAAATGTCACTACAGAAGAACAGGGGAACTATGCAACAAGAAGTGGTAGCGATTTAATTGGTGCTTCATTGGGAACTAATCAGGGATATGGTTTATGGGAATACAATCCTACAGATGGAACAAGAAAACTATTTGCAGTAACTGATAGAGATTTATATGCTTTAAATGAAACTACGAATGCTTGGGCTTCAGTAGATACAGATGAATGGACTGTCAGTAAGAAGGTGGATGGTGTAGATTTTCTAAATAGAAGCTATATAGGTTGTGAATCTGGAACTGATCCTTTATGTTATACAACAGGTAGTGCTGTAGTTGATATAGTACCCACAATAGGTGGTGGTATAATGGCAGTTAATAAGGATATACTTGTTGTAGCAGGTAATTCAATTCTTCCAAATGTTGCTTTCTATACAGACCCATTTACTGATAAATTTCATTCAGTAACAGGAACTTGTGCAGCAAATGCAGATGTTGGTGGAACTAATTACTTAGATGCTACAACTGGAATTTTCACAGCAGATATTGAGGGTAAGATTATCTATAACACCACAGAGGGAAAAATGTTGACTATTGTTGATTGGATTAGCTCTACAAGAATTTTGACAAATGGAGATACATCAACTTGGGATAATGATACGATTTATGTTATGAAAAATGTTGCAAAGCACGATGGCAAGATAACAGCAATGGAAGGGTATCAAGATAATTTTGTAAGTTTCGATTCTAGGAAGATGTATGTATGGGACCCAACTTCTGAATGGTCAAGCAAGTACAAAGATTATGGCTGTATAAATGATAGAGTATTACAAATATGTGGTGGGTGGTTAATATGGGTTGCTTATGATGGGATTTATAAGTGGAATGGTTCTGGGCTTCCAGAAGATATTTCAAAAGATATTAAAAATAATGTAAATGGATTTGGTGTTTGGAATTTAATTAATAAAAGTAATTTATTAGAACTTTGTGCAGGTTCAAAAAATACAGAAGGCAAATACTACTTATCAGTAGGAACTTTGAATACTGTAGCAAATGCACCTTGTTCTGCTGAATCAAATGTAGTTTTAGTTTATGATATAGTAAATAATAGTTGGTCATACAGAACATATCCAGACCAAATAGTTGCTTTTTCTACATTCATAAATGATGATAACGAAAAGGATTTATATGGAATTTGTAAGAATGATGCTTATGTAATTAAATTAGATAGTGGCACTTTAGATGATGGAAGTACAGGTTCAACTGTAGCAATTTCAAGTGAGGTTAAATTACCTCATCACCAATTAGTTGAAGATCCTACAGTAACAGTAAAGATGAAACAATATTATGTTAAGTATATATGTGATGCAAGTGTTACGGTATCGGTATCAGTAGATAGGGGAAGTTATACAACATTAACAACTTTAGATTCAAGTTCGACAGTTAAAACGATTGAGATAAATCCTATACCAAATACAGAGGGAATGACATTTAGTTTGAAATTTGCTACAACAGGTAAATTAGTTTTAGAAGGATATGGTTTCTTAATAGATACATTAACAACAACTAGACTACCTAAGAAATAATGGAAATAAAAAATGATTCAAAAGATTATATAGGAGCAGAATTACAGACACAGGGAAGTGCTATAAGAAATGTGGTTAGGTCAACAGATATAGTTGGTGGTGTATTTCGTTCTCAAGGGGTTATGAATATCGGGAATAAACTCGTAAGAATAGATAACAAAGAACCTAAATTAGTAATAAACAATGGTACACAAGATAATATTCTAATAGGAAAAAGAACAGATGGAACTTATGGCTTTGATATTGCAAAGGCAGGATATGATGTAAATGGTGCAAGTAATTCTAATCTATTTTATTCAGATAGATTTATAAAAGTCAGTTATAAATTTAGCAAACCAGGAGGGAATCTTCAGGGAGGATCAGATTCTGTTGGAGCAGATGGTATAGTACAATATTGGATTTCCACAGGTGCTAACGATGGTATGACATATAATCTCGTACAATTAATTTCATTTTATAAGGAAGCCAATTTAGTAATTGAAAGTTGTGTAATAGAAACTAAATGGTATGACGGAATAATTACTAATTTTGATATCCCTAGTTTTATAGCAACAAGACCAGGGGCTTGTACTTTATATTTAAACCCAAGCGTTGCTAATGTTACAGATACATATACATTAACTCAACGATATGGTTCAACTACTGGAACTGTATCACTTGCAACAATAACTCCAGATGCTAATGGTTATACGAATACAGAAACACTAACTCCAACAGAAATTACAGGAATTGTAAATGGTTGGAACACAATTGTATTACAGGTAAACGATTCGAGTTCTGGTAATGTCGATAAATGGGGAGCAGTTGCATTAGATGTTTCTATTAAAGGATATTTAACTTAAATTTTACTAATATGGAAGAAATCGCAAAACAAGTCATACAAGGTAAATGGGGAAATGGTACTGAAAGAAAAAATAGATTGGCTGCTGCTGGGTATGATTACAATACTGTACAGGGAATGGTCAATAGTCTTTTAAGTGGCAAACCTGTTTCAACACCAACTACTCAATCAACTAATACTGCAGGGGCAACTGGAAGTAATTTAGCAACACAATATGCTAATCAAGCAGGTGCAAATCTAGTTAGTCAAAATCCTGTATTTAGTGAGGTACTTCCTTTTGAACAGGTATGGAAACAAATGTTACCAAGTGCAGAAGCACAAGCTATACAACAAGTTTCACCTGAAATACAAAGGCAATTAAATACATCATTATCAAATTACTACAAAGGATTAGCAGGTAGAGGTGGAGGTATGTTTGGATTTGGTGGAGCTGGAACATTAGAAGCAGAAGCAGAAAGAAATAAAAAATCACAAACAATGGATTGGTTAAATCAAGGACAAAGTGCTGTAAGGGAATGGTACGATAATACTGCTACTAGCTATAATAAGGGATTAGAACTTGGAAATGTTGGTAATGTACCTGCAATTCCTACTTGGTCTGATTTTATGAAAACCTATGGAAATAGTATTCAATCTCCCTCATATAGCAGTATGGCTGGAGCTACTATTTAATTATTAAAATATTAAAATGGATTTAAACACAACAAGAAATGAAATGATGGCGGCAGAAGCTGCTATGAAACCATATCAAGATAGCACTCTACCTACTCAAACCAAAGAAGCCGTAATGCAACAATGGACTCCTTTATTGAAAAGTGCAACTGGAGCTGCACAAAGTCAGATGGCAGAATTTCTACCAAAGTATATGGGAATGGCAGAACAATTAGGTGGAACATCAGAAACAGATTTATCACCTACACAGAAGTTACAATTTATGGGACAAAGACTTGGAGATATGTCAGGACAACTTTACAATGCTACAGCACTTGCAGATTATTATGGGGGCAAAGCAAGTGAAATGGCAACTGCTGCACAAACAGCATTACAATATGGAAATCAAACAGCAGCAGCAGCTTATGATAGAGCTTTTCAAAGATATAATACAGCATGGCAGGCAGCAGAAAATGAGAAGAATAGACAAGCAACTATAAGAGCAGCACAGATTTCAGCTACAACAAATACGCCAACAATACCAACAGGTGGAACAGGTACGGGCGGAAATAGTATTGATACCGATAAAATGACATCATCAGAATTACAGGCATTTATAAATAGTGCTGGTTCTGCTTTATCCACAGGACAGAGAGCGACATTGCAAAATGAAGTAAATGTAAAAAGAGCTATGGAATCGCAAGGGACAATAAAATCTACACCAGTAGCATCAACGAGTAATCAGTATATGTCACCAAAAACAACTACTGCTACACAATATATGTCGCCAAAAACGACAACAGTATCTGTTCCTTCATATAGTGGAAATTATGGATTGATTAAACCTTTAACATTTTAAATAAATAGCATGGTAATACCAATATCACAACAACAGGCAGATTTATATAGACAATATCTATTAGACCAGCAAAAACAACAATATGCACAGCAAGGTCAACAGAATATACAAAATGTAGGTGCTGGTAATTCAATACAAAGTCAGGGAATATTAGGCGACTTATTATTAGGGGCTACGAGTCCTATTAGATCGTTGTTAGGTATGGGTTCTAAATTAGTAGGAAGTGTAGCAGATATAGGAAAGAAATTCCTCGAAACAGGAGATTTAACAAGAGCATTAGCAGAATCTACTCCTATACAGCAACAGCAAACAAGTATTGCTGGTATTCCAACATTAACAGCTTCAGAGAATAAAGTATTATCAGAAAGACCAATAGATTATGGAGTAGGAAATGCTTTAAATACAATGGCTTGGGCAATTCCTTCTGGTGGTGGCACATCAATATTGGGAAAGACAATTAAGGGGGCAGTACAGGGTACTGGAATGGGTGGACTTTCAGGTTTAGGTGCTGGATTACAAGAAGATGTAGAAAATCCAAATATAGGAAATGTTTTAAAAAGAGGACTAGAAGGTGCAGGTTCAGGATTATTATTTGGCGGTGGAACAGGATTAGTAAGTGGAATAGGTGGGAAGATAGTTGGAAAAACTAAAGCAGGAACAACTGGTGGAATTTCTAAAATAACATCAGAAACACCACTTGCAGAATTACCAGCATTAGGGACATATAAACCTACTAAAGCAACAAATATTAGAGGTGGAAATATTGGTACAAATGTAATCAATGCAAAAACAGTTCTTGGTAAAAAGGCAACACAAGCTAAGGTATTAGGGATATTAGAAGAAACAGGCTGGAAACCAACAGCGAAATGGAATCCATTAGAAGATGTGAATGTTGGAATTGAAAATGCTAAAACCATTTATCAAGAGAAGTTCTCTAGTGAATTAGCACCACAACCAGTACAAGTTCAACAAGGAGTAACTAATATGGTTAAAACATTAGAAGATAAATTTACACCAAATATATTTAAAGGCAAAAATGTCAATAATGTTATCCTTACAAAAGTTAAACAAATTCAAAATAATCCTAATGCAACATTCGGAGAAATACAAGAAGCTAGAAACTTCATAAGCTCATTAAGAGATCAGGACTTAGTAGCAAGTGGATTAAATTCTAAGATAATTGATGAAGCAGATAATCTATTAAAACAAAGAATGTTGCAAGACCCAGTATTAGGAACTGCATTTAAAAATTGGAATGATAGATATGCAATAGTTTCAAAAGCAACAGAACCATCTGCAAAATTAGTGCAAAAAGGTGAAAAGGTTTCCTCACAAGTTGTAAGTGGTGCAAAACTTCCAATGGAATGGCTAACAGGAAATATAAGAAACGCATCTGCTGGAATAGCAAATGCTTTTGGTAGCGGTAATCCATCAATGGAAGCATTAGGCAGTAATATGAATAGAGGTTCTACAGTTCAAAATCTAATTACTGGAGCTGGTGCAACAGGAATACCACAATTAGGTATGCAGAGTGCAAATACAGATATGATACAACCTGCTTATGATGAAACAAATCTTAAATTACCTGAATACTTCCAATATAGTCCTGCACAAACAGAATTAGGTACACAAGGAATGCAAGATGTTGTAGGACAAAAACAAGATACATCAGGAATTGTTATGCAGTTATTAAATCAAGGTTATAAAGCAGCCGAGATTAAACTATTATTAGAATCAATGGGGTTAGGAAGTGGTAGTGGTGGAAAAACATTACCAGCAGGTTCAGTATCTAAGCTAAGTGATGTTGCATATAGTTTAGAAGCATTAGGTGCTTTGAGAACAAAGATGGAAGAAAATAAGGAACAATTCGACCCACTTGCAAGTTCAATTAAAGGTGCATTACCTGAATTTATAAGAAACTACGATCCAGGATATACACAAGTAAATGCTATGATAGAACTAGCTAATCAAGTGGTAGGAAAAGCAGCAGAGGGTGGAGTATTAAGAAAAGAAGATACAGAAAAATATAGGAAGATGTTAGCACAACCAACAAATACTTATGAAGATGCTTTAGCAAAACTTTCACAAGTTGAAGATGTTATTAAGAAAAACTTACAACTTCAAATAAAGAACTACGCAAATGCAGGATATGATTTGAGTGGTTTTGGTATAACAGGTAATTCTAGTGCAAATGATGGTATAGAAAGTAATATGGATAATTTGATACAATATCAGTAATGAATAAATTAAAACGAAAAATAATTAAAAAAGATGCTTTAGGCAGGGAATACTATGAGTACCCAAAGAATAGAAAAAATGATTGGCATGATGTAAAAATAGAGAAAGATGAAGATGGACATTACTTCTTAAACAGAGGTAATGATGAGCAGGTTGAAAGTTATTTCGTAAAGGTATAATATATAGGTAGAATTAAATATTCTCAATGAAACTATCATCGTTCACAGAATTAGGTGGAATAAACATAACGCAGTCCCCACATGGCGAACTTCAAAATAATTGTGCCTTCGATTTCGGCTTACAATATGGTAAAAAGCTTAAAGCACCTTGTGATGGTAGACTAGAAAGAAAATATGGTATAGGTACTCAAAGAGGATTTCATTTTGTAGGAGATGGCTTTGATATTCTATTTCATCATGACATTGGATATAACTTAGGAGATTATAAAAGAGGACAAGATATAGGAGAATCTGCATCAGACCATCATCATATAGCAATTAAAGTAAATGGTAAATGGGATTGGATTCTAAACTATATGGATAGAACAGTTAGACTTTCATTCTGGAGTTTAGACAATACAACAAACAAATGGGCTAAATGGGAAACATATCAAGATTTACAACTTAATCCAATTATTAATAATACTTCAATGGTCAAAGCAATTCAGTTAAATAATATGTTGAAATTAACATCAACAAATACAGTAACTTTCAATATCAGATTAGAGGCAAATTCAAGTTCAAAAGATATTGGAGATGTACCTATCGGATATACTTGGAATAGTAATGTAATTGCAGAGGGAGAATCTGTAAATGGAAATAATAAATGGTATCAGATAGTAGTACCAGAAGGAGAATTTAAAGGATATGTAGGATATTGTTCAGCAGTATGGGTTAAAGAAGAACCAGTTATTGTGGATTGCAAACCTATCGAAAATGAATTAAAAGCTATTACCGCAAGAGTAAATGATTTTAAAGACTTAGTATCTAAAACATTGGAAAGTTATAAACAATTATGAACAACATACCAAATTGCATATTAGAAGCTAAAGGATGGACTAGTGAACAAACAGAAGGCAAGATTCATTTAAACAATCATGTAATGGAATTAGCAGGAGATAAATTAGAATCAATGACAGTTTTAAATTGTAGTAGTTGTGAATTATATCAAGACTGTAAACCTAAACCATTATTTGAACAAGGTAAATTTACAGGAGTACGAATAGAGATTTAATTTTTAATAGTGTTGTGGCGGAATAAATTATCTTTAAAAGGATAACGACAGTAGACGCTAGAGTCAAGCCTACGGGTTCCCGAAAGGGTCACGAGCTAGGCGAGGTCTTGAAAACCAACCTAGTATGTAGAGTGCAAATCTCTACCTACACTAATAAGAATTTAATTTTTAATATAATCCTATGTATAATAAATGCAAGGGTGGGAAAAAGAAATGATAAACCCAGAATCACAGGAAGATATTTTTGACTATGTGTTAGATTAATTTTTATTTTTTTATAATGGATATAACAATCCCAGCAGTTTTAGGAACTATCTTGCCATTTGTGGTAGATCTAATTAAGAGAATATTTCCAAATTTTACAGAATTAGGATTAAAAGTGTTAGTTATTATTTTATCACTTGCTATTGCAATACTTCTTTTTATTTCACAAAACGGATTTACTTGGGAATTATTGATTGCAAATTTCTTTGTTATACTTGCTTCTAGCCAAGTTATATATGGTATGTTATTAAAAGGAAGCAAATTGCAATCTACAATTACAGGTCAAGAAAATGGATAAAAACCCAGAATGGGATAGAGAAATGATAGGCTTATGTCTACCATTGACATTCTTATTCCTATTGCTACTTTTTGCTTTATAATTAAATTCTTGCTATACTATAATTGTCTTTTTCATTTAAGATAAGGTAATAAGCAGAAACGACTTTAGAGTAGAGTCGTTTTTGTTTTAAGTACACTTATACTACTTTTCAATAATCTTTCATTCTAGGGGTATACTAGGGCTAAAAAATGATATATTTATACAATCATCCATATACGAAAATATTATTTAGATCGCTTGACTTTTAATTTCGTTTGTGAGTATACTTTAGTTATGAATAAGAAAACATTGCAAAAAAACATATCCAAATCTTTAAAGACAAATATCGGTAGGTAGGTATTCCGCAATGTTTCACCTGCCTGCCGATTTTTGAGAATTTATACGAAATGTCACTAGGATACATAAAACTTCACAGACAAATAATAGAATGGGAATGGTATAGCGACACTCCAACTAGAAGTGTATTTATTGATTTATTATTAAACGCTAGTCATAATGGGTATAAGTGGCATGGATTAGACATTGAGAGAGGACAAGCAATTTTTGGTAGGAAAGAAGCATCGAAAAGACTAGGTTTATCAGAACAATCCATAAGATCTGCAATAAAACACTTAAAATCAACCAGCGAAATAACCATCAAGGTAACCAACAAGTTTTCGCTGATAACTATTGTTAATTATAGTAAATACCAAGATGAAGATTGTAAATCAACCAGCAAGGTAACCACCCAACTAACCAACGATCAACCAGCAACTAACCAGCAACTAACCACAACCAAGAATGTTAATAATGAAAAGAATGTTAATAATAACTCTAATTTATTATTAATTCCAGAAGAAGAAAACTTTAAAACTTTCAAGGGATTTCAAAGTAAAAAAGAAGAATTGGTTTTGAAAGCTAAAGAATTATATCCTAATAAAAATATTGATAAAGCAATAGAAGATTTTATTGAGTGGTGTCAAACATCTAAGACATCGAATAATACTAAGGATTATAAATTGCGTTTTTTTAAGTGGGTTCGTGAGGATCTTTATAATAAGTATGGCTTATATAATCAAAATGTACATGGAAATAAAACAACTTTAGGAATAGTTTAATTTTTAAATTTTTAATATGGAAACATCTTTAACAGATATACAGACAAAAACATTCTTTAAGTTACAACCAGAATGTGATTATAATATTATTGACAGTCATAAAGTAAGTTATAAAATAAGTTTTGAACAGTTTAAAAAAATGATGAATTTATTATTTGATGCTGGTGTAGATTTTATAACTGTAAATGATAAGATTTTAAATAAAAGATTTATATATAAGATAGAACCGATAATTAAAAAAGAAAAACCAATAGAGGATATTGCAGCTGATTTATACTATAAACAAGATAGATCAAAGAAGTTTAAATCAGTAACAGAGATACTCGAAGAATTACGATCTAAAAAAGAGTATATTTCTATAAATACATAGTAGTACAAAATGAAAACCATTGAATTATTTGCAGGAAGTAAATCATTTTCAAAAGTTGCTAAGAAATTTGGATATGAAACATTTACAACTGATATTGAAAGTGAGTATGAACCAGATTTAGTAGCTGATATTTTAGATTTAAAAGCGAGTGATTTTCCATATCAGCCAGATATTTTATGGGCAAGTCCACCTTGTACATTTTTTAGTGTAGCAAGTATAGGAAAGCATTGGAACAAAGATCATACCCCAAAGTCAAAAGAAGCATTACTAGGAATTAAGATAGTTTTAAAAACATTAGAACTTATAAAGGAATTAAATCCTAAATACTTCTTTATAGAAAATCCAAGAGGGAAATTAAGAAAGATGAAATTTATGCAGGAACTCGCAGGAACTCTATCTGTTATTGTAGGTATGGAGATACTAGAATGAAGCCAACAGACCTGTTCAATAATTGTTTTGAATGGACTCCAAGACCAATGTGTTGGAATGGAAATACAGATCATATTTCTGCACCAAGAGGAAGTAAGACAGGTACTCAAGGATTAAAAGGAAGTTATATAAGAAGTCAAATACCTGAAGAATTATTTATAGAAATTTTTAACAGCATAAAATGAAACTATCACCAAGAAAAAAATTAGTCAAAGAATTAGATCGAGTAGTTTCTTTATACATTAGAGCAAGAGATGGTGAATGTGTTGTATGTGGATCGACACAAAGATTAACAAATGGACATCTTTTCTCAAGAAATTCTCATTCAACAAGATGGGATATTACAGATGATGGGAATTGCCATTGCCAATGTGTATCATGCAACTTTTCGCATGAATTTTGTCCATATCCATTTGAAAGATGGTATCAGAAAAAATTTGGTATGAAGAAATATGATGATCTATATTTCAGATTTCATCAATCTGTAAAGTTTAAAGACTATCAACTACAAGAAATGATAGATGAAGTGAACAGAAAAATAAAAGAATTACAGTCTAACACTTGACAAAGTAAGTTTTATCCTATATACTTATCTCATATTACTTTTTATTTATTTTAAATGGAATACATAAATGTAGAAATTCCTTATCTCTATGGAGGTCATAAGGAAACCAAGAAGTATATACTTACACAAGACGAAACCACCAAGTTAGAAAAGAGAGGAATAGAGATTAAAGATGGAACTTTAATTTGGAACTATGACTATGTAATGGCAGACAATGATAAAGATTTTTCAGATGGACACGATCAAGAACTTGTACTTAAACAGTTAGGGATATTTTAATGATGATAAATTTAAAATACAAACAATTAAGCAAGGGAGAATATGTAGTATGGTTTGAAGATATAACAGTAGAGGAATTAAAAGATTTAGCAGATGAAAATGGAGATGAATTAGAGGTCGATTTTGATTCTAATATGATATTTTTTAAAAAATAACAATGGGAAAAACATATGACATAGTAAAAAAACTTTTAACAGAACATCCAGCAACTAGAAATTCAGATCACAGATTAATTTGGGAATATGCTTTAGAAACTGAATTAATAAAATCCAAAGGTTACATACCAAGGAAGTTTAAATATTTAACAGATAAATTAAGTTATGCAGCATTTTCTAACATACCTTTGGAGACAATAACAAGATGCAGAAGGAAAATTCAAGGATTATATCCAGAATTAAAAGCAAACGAATTTGTAAGAAGATGGAGGCATGAGAAGTATCAAACAAAAGGAGTATTTATATTTACAGAATAATTTTTAACTAACTAAAATGTCAAAATTCAAAATAGAAATCACAGAAATATCAGAACCTAGAATAGTAAAACTTAACAAGTGGGTACAAATATCAATTACTGACGAAAGTGTTTTAGATATGACTGGTAAATTTGGATATAGAGATATAGAGGAGGAGATAGTAGATGAAAGAAAGATTTATACACAAGAGCTAGATGGTGGAACTTTTGATATGCAAACAGTAATTAAAGCAATAAATAATTTATAAATAAATAATATGGAAACACAAATAGTAAAACAAAGTCCTGTAAAGGCAATCTTTGAAAGTGAAGATGTAAAGAAAAGATTTCAAGAAATGTTAGGTAAAAAAGCAGCAGGATTTATGGTATCAGTTATCAATGTTGTAAGTTCAAATACAATGTTAGCTAATGCAGATAGAAATTCAATCCTATTTGCAGCTGCAACAGCAGCAAGTTTAGATTTACCAATAGATAGTAATTTGGGATTTGCAGCAATAGTTCCATACAATAGAAAGATGCCTGATGGAACATACAAACAATTTGCACAGTTCCAGATGATGTGGAAAGGTTTTGTTCAATTAAGTATGAGATCAGGACAATTTGAAACAATATCAGCTGCACCAATTTATGAAGGGCAGGTAGTAGAAAGTAATCCATTAACGGGATATAAGTTTGACTTCAGTAAAAAAGATTCAGATGAAGTGATTGGTTATGCAGGATATTTTCAATTAGTAAATGGGTTTAGAAAAACAATCTTTATGACAATAGATGAGATTAAAAATCATGGTAAAAAGTATAGTAAAACCTATGCAAAGAACTTCGGGATGTGGGTTGATAACTTTGATGCGATGGCTCAGAAGGGGTTAGCATTAGATACAAAAATTAGAACTGCCAATAGGGGATGGACAACAATGGGAGATATAAAAAAGGGCGATAGTGTATTTGATGATTGTGGAAGAATAGTAGAAGTAATAGCAGTTTCTGAAGTAAAAAAGATACCATGTTATAAAATAACTTTTGGGAATGGACAACAAGTAATTTGCGATGAGGAACATGATTGGGTTGTTAGGGCAGATTCGTATTCTAATGATAAGAAGATGAATATCAAAAAGATGTATGAAAGAAAGAATAATAAGAAAAAAATTTCCATAAAAACTGTTGCAATAGCAGGGGAAAGAAAAGATTTACCGATAGATCCATATTGTTTTGGATATTGGTTAGGAGATGGTAGTAGTTCTAATAGCACTATTACAGCTGGAGGACAGGATGTTGATTATGTAGAAACTAGGTTCAGAAATGCTGGATTCGATGTTAGTAGAAGAAAAGATAAAAGAAACGATGTCTATTCATTAAATATATCTAGACTAGATAAATCTAGGAGAAGGGGTGGCTTTAAAGAAAAACTAGAAGAACTTGGTGTATTACAGAATAAGCATATTCCTGAAATATATGAATTTTCTAGTTTTGAACAAAGACTAGAGTTAATAAAAGGATTGTTTGATTCTGATGGATGTCTAACTACCAGGAGAAATGGAACTCCAAGAGCAATATTTTTACAGGATGAGAAAAGAAAAGATTTGGTGGAAAGTGTATATCGTATTTTATGCTCAATAGGTGAACAGCCATCAAAGCTACGAAAACATAGAACACATGGATTTAATAAATATGGAATAGGTTATAGGATAGATTTAACTTGTAGGAATAATTTATTTTCTATTCCAAGAAAAGCGACTAAATGGAGAGATCGACAAATGAAAAATAGTTGGTGGATAAGGAGTATAGAGAAGATAGAACCAGTAGAAACAATTTGTATTGCGGTAGATAGTCCAAGTCATACCTATTTATGTACAGAGAGTCAGATACCAACACACAATACTATTTTAAAACTTCTTTTAAGCAAATATGCACCATTAAGTATCGAAATGCAAAAAGCAACAATTGCAGATCAAGGAATCGTAAAAGATTGGGAAGCAGAAGAAGTTGACTATGTAGATAATGATGATACAGTACCAGTTTTAGAAGAAGTAACAGAATCAAAAGAAAGAAAGAGAGTAAGAGATTTTATAACAAATGCAAAGACAATGGAGGAATTAGGACAGACAGATAGTTTTATGGCAGATTTAATGGAAGGTGATGAATTAATTAAGTTATATGATGAAAAAGAAATTGAATTAGGGGTAGATGCACAGATTGAAAAGAAGGGAGTAACGAAATGAGATTAAGAGATAACTGGGAAAAGAAGTTAGACGATATTAGTATTGCTAGATTTGAGAAGAAAGCAATAGTTATAGATAAAACAGATACAGTAAAATTTATTAAGGAATTATTGAGAGAGGCTATTGATGAAGCATGGGATAAAGGGGTAGATAGTGTGCATATAATAGCAGATAATACTACAAAAGAATTACTCGCAGGTTTTGGTGAAGCAAAACTAGATTATGTTCCAACAATGGAAGATGTATTAAAAATTTTTAATTTAATCGACTAATAATGATACAAAACTTTGACAATTACAAATTTAGGTGTTCTTCACTTGGAAAGATAATGACACCTGCAAGAAGTAAGAAAGATGTTCTTTCACAAACTGCAAAAAGCTACTTGAAAGAGGTGTTCATTAAAGAAGTTTATGGCAGAGAAAAAGACATCTATTCAGAAGAAATGGAAAAAGGAAACTATACAGAACAGGATTCATTAACTTTGATTCAACATCACTATGATAATGGATTGATCTTAAAGAATCAAGAAACTGTTGAAAACGAATATATAATAGGTACACCAGATATAGTTACAGAAGATAGAATAGTAGATGCAAAATCAAGTTGGGATATATGGACTTTCTTTAATGCAGATGGGAATAACAAAGATTATGAATGGCAATTAAAAGGCTATATGATGCTTAAAGAAAAGAGAAAAGCAGATTTATGTTACTGCTTAAATAATACACCAGATTGGATGATGGTAAGTGAAAAGACTAGGCAAATGTACAGAAGGCATATAGAAGATGGTTCTCAAGACATGTTAGATATGGAAGCAAGAATCGAAAAGAATATGATTTATGATGACATTCCAGAAAAGGAGAGGATCAAAGTATTTAGTTTTGAACTAACAGATGAGGACATCGAGAACATAAAATCAAAAGTAATTGAAGCAAGAAAATATTTAAACGAATTATTAACAAACAAACTATGAGAAAAAGCAAATATGATGGAATACAAGATGAAATAATGAAGCAGTTAAGATTAAGAAATGAAGCTATAAACAATGGCTGGAAATCGTGGTCTAAAGTCGCAGAAGAATATAAGACCACAAAGCAGAATGTAGAGCAAATGAAAAGAACAATAATGAACGAATTAATTAAGATCAATATTGAAAGTGGTGGGGCAAACTAGATACTATAACAGTAAGAAGAGTAAAATAAGACATATTCTTTTAAAATATGGTGGTGATGCAAAATATCTTGCGTCATGTAAGGGGAAATTAAGAAGAACAAAAGAAGATGCTAAATTAAGAGAAATAGGGTTGTTAAATTTAAAAGCATATCATTGTAAATATTGTGGTTATTGGCACATTGGAAAAAGGAATAGATTGACAAAGTAAATTAGATTATGCTATAATTAACTAAGTTAAATAAACAAAAATGATCGCACTAATAGGAGGATTCGTAGCATTAACAGCAAGTAACTGCGAGATGGTTTATGTCTTACTTGGAAACACTTTAATTTATCTACCAACTTTTTGATGATCCTAAATAAAAGGGCAAAACTAGAGAACGAAGTAAAGATAGTAGA